TTATCAAGAGCATAACGCTAATTATGGAATTGTTGTTGTGGCAGATGTAGACACAGGAACTAATGGTAATGAAATTTATTTTATTGGCACATATAGAACTTAATTGGATAATTAGGTGGGAACAAAAAAGGAGTCAGAAATGGCATTAGAAAAAGTGGTCGAGGTAGACCAAATAGAAGTAAAAGGCGAATACTCAATACAAGTGAGAACAGCCACAAAAGTAATGGATGATGGAAGTCAAATAGGTAGCACAAGCTATCATCGTCATGTAGTACATCCAGATTCTATTTTAGAAGGACAGGATGCAAAGGTAGTTAAGATTGCTGAAGCATTGTGGGGTGATGCAGAAAAAGAAGCATATTATGTTTCTTTAAATGGGCATCCAAGTGGTGAACCAAAAGATGCTTGGAGTAAAGCACAACTACAAGCGTATTGCAGTAAATATAGCGTAGCATGGACAGATGAACACACCAAAGAACAATTATTAACCAAAGCAAAAGCAAAGCATGAGGAATTAAATGGCTAATTGGGAAAAATATGCAGATGATAAAGCAAAGTCATTAGGTGGCTTTGAGAAGAAAGAAGAAATCATAAAAGAAGCTGTTGCTGAAGTACCAGAAGAAAAAGACGAGTTTGATGTAGTAATCAAAGAAGCTATCCCAGCTATACCAGCAGAAAAAAGAGAATATGTTGTTTACAAAAAGAAACAATGGGATTCATCTACAGGCGAAGCATTAGCAGATAGTGAACAAGAATATTCTTTGGAACAGTTAGAAGCTGAAAAGGCTGGATATGATAAGGCTATGGCAGATGCAAAGGCAAAGTCAGATGCTATGGTAGATGTGATTGCAGATTTCAAGAAACTTTAATTAATAACGATAGGAGCTAAACGTGGCAAAAAAAGAAAAGAAACCACAAGAACAGATAATCACTTTATTCGATAAGGATTATAAAGAATCAGAGTTATCTGAAGAGCAGAAAGTAATGATTAATCATGTTGCGGATTTAGAAAGAAAGATACAATCTTCTGAGTTTAATCTTCAACAATTAAGGTTTGGTAAACAGGCTTTTGTAGATGCGTTGCAGGCTAGTGTAGAAAGTGAAGAATCAGATCAAGAAACTAAGTAACGGAGATTTTATCGTACTCAATGAAAATACTAGTACCTCTTATAATATCCCTGTTGTTTACAGGGTGTGGAAGTCAGGGTTGGGTGGTAGCAAACATACCACTCGACTCGGAAGATACGTTTACAAACACAGTCTTCACAGAGATAGTTGATGCTGATTCTGTGGTTCATTGGTTTCATGGTCGTATCAGCGACTATAGCAATTGGTGTTATAAGCATCAAAGATTGGAAGAAGTTGAGGTAAAGTGAGTGCAAAACCAGATACCGCTAGAAGTTATAGGACTACTATTCTTGATGACAACGCCATTGTTAGCATTAACCTTAAATGGCTTGGCCAGATTGGAGTTCTTATCGGAATGTTGGTATATGGTTATTGGCAAATTGAAACTAGGATTGCAAAGCTTGAAGATAATGTCCTTGTTGCAAATGAACAGATTGGGGATTTACTTAGTAAACATATCATGGAAGAAAGGGCTGAGCGAGAAGAGTTGGCAGAAAAGGTAGCCTTCTATGAAAAAGAATTTAACATCAACCCACTTAGTTGGGGTAAAAAGAAACGAGGTAAGTAGTGGATTTTATGGCGATATATGGCGAAGCTGGAATGATAGGAGTGGTTGGTGCAATGTTTGTTTACCTAGTTGTATCAATGTCTAACAAGTCAGCAAAGCAACAAGAAACGCTAGAGAATTTAAAAGTAGAGAACAAAGGACAATCTGAAACATTAGAGAATATGGAAGGCATGATTATAAAACTTATCAACAGATGGAATCAATCTGATGATAAATTAGATAGAAAGTTTGATGCTCTTACTAAAGAAGTAAATGATTTAGATAATCAAGTTTCAGAAATAAAAGGTTCTCTTAGTAGAATAAATGGGAAGCATTAATGGATAGTTTAAAAGTTTCAGCTTTATCGTTTGCTAACTATGGCATTCATCTAGCTAATATTAATTTAATACTGCAGTTAGTCATAGGTGTTATGACTATTGTGTATTTAGGATATAAAATAAAAAGCATAAGGAGTAAATAATTATGTTAATGAAAATGATTGCAGATGAATTGCTATCTGATAACACAAAAGATGAGATTATTGATGAGCTTAATAAGTCTATTGATATTCCAATAATTAGTGAAAAAACAGAGAAAGCTATCCTTGAGGCCTTATGGAAGATTATCAAGGGTATCTTAATGAAGAAGTTAGGCGTATAGTGCCTAGGGCAAAAAGAAAACCTAAGTCTCCAGCTTGGACAAGAAAAGCAGGAAAGAATCCTAAGGGTGGATTGAATGCTAAGGGTAGAGCTAGTTATAAGGGTGGAACTCTAAGAGCACCTGTAAAGTCTGGTGACAATCCTAGAAGAGCTAGTTTTCTTGCTAGGATGGGTGGTATGCCCGGCCCTGAAAGAAAAAATGGTAAACCCACAAGGTTGCTACTTTCTTTAAGAGCTTGGGGTGCTAGTTCAAAAGCAGATGCTAAAAGAAAAGCTAAGGCTATTAGTGCAAGAAACAAAGCTAAGAAAGCAAGGAGAAAAAAGAAATGAACAAAAAAGTAAGAGCACCTAAAGGTTATCATTGGATGAAGTCTGGTTCAAGTTACAAGCTTATGAAGCATAGCGGTAAGTTTAAAGCTCATAAAGGAGCTAGTATAATGGCTGACTTCAAAGTACAAATGAAACACGCTAAGCCAAAAAAGAAATAATGGCAACGGCTAAGAAAAAAGACCCTGCTAAGTGGGCTAGGGCTAAGGCAAGAGCAAGAGCTAAGATGGGTGGGCACTCAGCTAGAGCTATGCAACTTGCAGTTAAGTACTACAAGCAAGCAGGTGGTAGGTACTCTGGTAAAAAAACTTCTAGCAATAAACTATCTAAATGGTCTAAGCAAAAATGGGATTACGTTAGCAAAGGAGACAAGAAAAAACCTAAGAAAAAACGTGGTCGTTACTTACCTGAATCAGTTAGAAAAAGTCTAAGTCCTAGTCAAAAGAGTGCTACAAATAGAGCAAAAAGAAAAGCATCTGCCTCAGGAAAAAGAAAAGCTAAATATAGTAAATCAGTAGCAAGGAAGGTTCGCAATGCCTAAGTTTGGTAAAAGAAGTAAAGAAAGATTAAAAGGTGTAGACCATAGACTTATCAAAGTATTAGATGAGTTGATTAAGATAATGGATGTTACTATTATAGAAGGTTTACGAAGTGAAAAAAGACAAAAAGAGTTATTGGAAAAGGGAGCCACGAAAGTAAAGTATTCAAGGCACATGGAGGGTAAGGCGGTAGATTTAGCTCCCTATCCAATAGATTGGGAAAATAGAGATGGATTTCACTATATGGGTGGAATGATAAGAGGTATAGCTCATCAGCTAGGTTTAAAGATAAGGTGGGGTGGCGACTGGAATAGTGATGGGGATGTAAAAGATAATGGCTTTGACGACTTAGTTCACATAGAAATAAGAGATTAAATGCCAAAAAGATTTTTTACATTAAACAACTTCGGAAGAGGGATTAATAACGTAAAGAACCCTAGAGATTTAGCTGTTGGTGAGTCTGCAGAGTGTATAAATTGGAATGTTTCTAAGAATGGAGAGTTGATACCACGCTCAGAATGGCACACAGCAACTGATGGTTCAGCATTGACACTAAGTCAGAACACAGTTCCTGTTCATACAGCATCTTTAAATCCCGGATATGGCTTACATTACTTTGAGGCAGATGACCCTGTTGGTGTTAGGGGTGCTACTGTACGTTCTCTTGGAAGTTCTGGTGGAAATGTAGATGGAACAGACCCTACTGGTGGTAAGTATGCTTTAGCTTTCTATGATAATAATAAGATATTTATAAATGATATTGATTTTTGGGTTACAAATAATGTAGTTCCAAGTTCTACTGGTTTACCTATAAAAATAATAATTAGTGGAGCAAGCAACTCTGCAAACAACGGAACTTTTACTGTCCAGTCTTTATTAAGTTTGACTAGTAGTGCTACTTTTGATGTTGATTTTTTTACTCATACCTGTAACCTAACTAGTGGAGATGCTACGGTTACTCATAGTGGGGGAACAGATGCTACAAATAATTTAGCAGTTGGGAAACGTATCACAGGTGCAGGAGTTCCTTCAGGTACAACGATTGCAAGTATTACAGATGCTACAACATTTGAAATGAGTGCTACTGCTACTGCAACTCATACAAAACTTCTTACGTTTAGCCATATATTTACAGCTACTGCAGGTTTATCTGGAGTAGTTCTTGACTTAAAAGAAACTTCACTTGTAGACGAATCTGTTGCTGATAATACAGATATAACATTTAAAAGAACAGGTTTTGTTGGAGATTTCTTTTTAGCTTTAGGGAATACTGATGATGGAAAGGTAGATATTTATGTTGACAGTAACGATGCTTTTACTGCAGATGCTATAACACTTTTAAATGAGGCTGATGGTAATGAAAAACCAGAGTTTGTTTACTACTATGCAAACAACTCATTAAGGGTAGCTGATGGAAACCATAGAAATGAATCAACTCCTAAGTGGTATGGTCATATAGAAAGAGACCAATTTTTATTAACAAGTGGAGCTATTGGCACAGTAGTAGAACCTAATATGTACGAAGAATCAAATACATTAGCAAGACCTACTGCATGTAAAAGAACCGGTAGTGCTTCTTTAAATGGAACGGCTGAGTATAATGTAGCTGGAGGAGCAGGTTGGGGATTATGTGTAGAAAAAAGCACAGAAGATGGAGAATGGGAAGGTAA